AGTTTGTTAGGTCTTCCTTCTCAGTGATTGCGTTGAATACCAAAGGTACTGTTATCTTATCTTCGTCGGCTTTCTCGCCAAAGTTTCCTTGAATTACTTTCATTCTAGCTCTTCCTGTTCTTTGACCATCTTGTTTAAGTACCACTGAGCCTTCTGCAAGTCCTGTAGACCATTCTTGTAGCGCCAGCGATGAAGATACTTTAGCACATTACCTTCACAGTAGTCAACAATTCCTTCACCTAGCTGTTGCTTAATGTAGTCTATGGCTTCCATACCACCCTGATTGTAATGTGGAGGTTTGTTTACTACATCGTTCCACTCCTCAGGTGTAGGGTCAGCCCTAAGCTGCATAACATCATTAATCTTTGACATATAAATCCTCCAACTCTCTAAACAACTCTTGCTTGTCTATAAATCTATGCTCAAAAGCATCTAAAAGATCTTCAGCAGTAATGTCCAAGACTTCACACAATAAGTCCGCATCGTACTCCTGAAGGATTCGTTCTCTTAACTCATCAATTAGCATTGGCATAGTCAATCAACTCTTGTGTCGTTGCTAGGGTAAAATGCTTTAAGCCTTCCTTATCACACCACTGTCCCATTGTCATCTTAGCACCCTTCCTTACTTTCTTGTTGGGGTCTGACAATACAAAGACCAGCTCTTGATCTTCAGACAGACAATCCCTAATTGATTTATATTTAAGTGTGTCTCCTTCCCTAAAGAATCCCTTACATTCTACTATCATCCAGTCCTTGTACACAAAGTCAGGCTTGTAATGTCTATGTACCGTGTAGGGCATATCAAAAGGCTCGTAAGCCATAAACTTACGGGGCAGGGCTTCAGCAAACTTCTTCTCAAGACCTGACCTGTACCTTCCATAATTCTTAGAAACCATCTGGAACCTCTGATACGTATGGTTGCTTAACCACCTTTGTTAAATACTTTGGCCCATAAGAATAAGTAAAAGTACGTAAGTTAGGGTAGCAGTGATCTTTAAACTGACAGTAAGAACAACCAATGGCAAGCTTGCGATTCCCTGACTTACCGTCTGGTACGTCTTCATAGCAGAACTCCTTAGGCTCTGGGCCTTTGACCATCTTCTTAACGTGCTTAATCCTTTCCGCAATGTCACCTTTCAAGTGTTCGTGCATAGGGTCAGACTCATCGTCAAGATCATGCTCACAGAAGGTTAAGTGACCGTTGGCTTTGTCCATAGCCAGCCAAGCAATCTTCCGTTCACCTTCGGAATGAGCATAAGCTTTAAGCTGATCCACGTATCCAAAGGAATCATTTAAGGGTAAGGTTTTATCTTGAAACTTCTTAAAGGCAAAGGCACTGGCTGACTTAACGTCCGTAACAACACCGTCAATACGACAGTCCATGCTGCCTTTGACACCCTCAACCTCACACCTTTTCTGTTCACAGGTGACTTCATGACCAGAGGCTCTAGTTAGGAATAAGACTAACTCCTCAATGACATGCCCGTATAGGAACTTTACTAGGGTGTGAGGCTGCAATTCCTCCCCTTCGGTATTGTGATACTGATTCCAAAGATACTTGTCAGTCCTGCCTATGCTTGACAGGCGCAACCTCCTCGTATCTTTAGGTCTATCTTCCGCTTTAAACTCAGCCCTCATGAGTTCTTTAATTGCTTCTCCGAAAGTCTCTATCTCTTTGTCTATGTCTACCAACTTTGGTACTTCTTTGGTAGACACCAAGCCATAGATGTCTTCTATTAGTGTGTCTGCGCCCATGTCAATCCTACCTTATATTCCCCGTCCAGAGGACAGTTAAGTTCCCATTCAAGACCCGCTGCCTGAATACAGGATACGGCTAGTCTACCAAAGGTTTCTGTTTGTTCGTTAATAACTTCAGCTTGTATCTCATCATGAATATTACCAACAAACTTATAGTCTATACCCCATATTTTACCGTAATCATCCAGAAGAGTCAAGGCTTTTTTCATTACCAGAGATCCTGCCGACTGTAGTAAGGTGTTTAGGGCTGCATGTTCTGATCTGACTTGGAGCTTTCTACCGTCAAGTCCGACGAGATATCCACGAGAAGCTGCTCCTGATACTCTCTCCTTAAGATCTGCGAATGATGGCAGATTATGTAGGAAAGATTCTCTAAGTTTCTTGCCAGTCGCTCTACCTCCTCCAGCCACAGACCCAAGCTTTTCATCTCCTGCTCCGTACAGTAAGGCATAGATGAAAGTCTTTGCTTGATTTCTTGATTCAAGTCCAGCAAGTCGTTGATTTGCCGTGTGGATATCTCCGTTGATAATTTCATTAGTATAGTCCTCATCCTTCATATAGTGTGCCAACATACGTAACTCAAGACCACTAGCGTCGCAGCCTACAATGCTGTAACCCTCTGGGCAAGTCCAGCAGGATCTACACTCATGTCCGTAGGCTGAGTACATTGCAGGTACTTGAGCCATGTTGGGGCTTGAGTGCGTCATACGGCCCGTTACAGCGCCGTTGGTGTTTATGTAACCGTGAACTCTACCGTCATCCTGAACAGCGTCCATCCAGCTCTGAACCTGTGCTATGCGCTTCTGAATCATAAGATACTCAGCAATCAAAGCAGCCTCAGGTATGTCCTTAACAGTAGCCAGCACTGTTTCATCCATGATGGCATGTCCCTTGTCGGTAAAAAACGTAGGCTTCCATCCAAACCCCTGTAGGTGTCTACTTATCTGCTGTCTTGATCCTAAGTTAAAAGGGGGATAGTCCACGCGAGAAAACCAGCCAGCCACATTCTCAGACTGATCCGCCAGAAACTTTAGGCCAACCGCAGAGAGAGTACCGTCCTTTTTAATCTTTGGAGTAACTTCTTTAATAAAAACAGGCAATGGGATAAAAGTTTTCTGAACAGTTTCTTCAAGCTCATACTTCTTCTCCTTCAATAAAGCTATCAAATCGTTAGTGTGTTTCTGGTCTATCAGCCAACCAGTCTTAATCTGCTTTTGAATGATTGTTTGAACGTCATGCTCAAGTTTAATGGATTGTTCGCTGAAATATTCCAGCTCGTCCTGTAGGCACTCCAGAACACGCACAGTGACCGCTACGTCCTGCTCACAGTACTTTACCATCTCGCAGCTTAACTGTGACCAATCCTCATGGTCGCCTTTGGGGAAGCCTAAACGAGCACCCCACTGGCGTAGGCTGTGACCAGCTTCTCTGGATGGACTGGCGAGTCTTGACAGGACTAACGAATCCATAAGCTCGTAGCCAGACCAGTCAATACCCCACAGTTTAGACATAACTGGATAGTCAAAGCCTATGCCGTTGTGGGCTACAATCCTCTGTACGTCCAGCTCTGCTAACTGTGCCTTGAATGTCTCAGCATCGTACACAGTGTCAAACAGATTGGTAGCACAGCACCAGATCTTAGTAGGGTCAAGACCGTCAGTCTCAATATCAAGTATCAGCGTTTTGTTTAATAAGTTCATGTATTGGTCTCAGCTCATTAATCGGCACGTTGTAGCAGTCCGACTTTACCTTCCATCCATTAGAAGAGTCAACAGTTCCCTTCTCCATAAAGGTTGCTTTGTCAAAGTATTCGCTCTTTGGTAAGAAACCTAAGATCCAACCTATAGTCATGTCGCTGCGTACCCTAGTGAATACGTATACGTCACACTTTTGTTTAGTGTTGTATGCTGTGATTGAACATTCATAGTCAAGTCTGGGTGGGAAACCTGTACGCTTTGACTTTACGTCAATCGTTATATCTCCTTCTAATATTATATCATAGTCATACGTATTAGTCCAACCGCACATTTGACCTTGCTCCTGCAAGTATTCATGAACTAAACCTTCACCCACAAACCCTACAAGATTACCAGCACCGTTCGTTACTGAGTTCCTAAGGGTTCCCATTTCCATTGACTTCTCATGCGCCTTAGTCATGATGGGTGTTGTCACTACCCGCTCTATAATGTCATCGTAACTAGAAATCACCGTTTATAACCTCCGCTGGTTTGTTTGTCTCCAACATGCGACCAGTCACTTTGTCGTACTTCAAGTAACACGCTGGGCCGGTGAGACCCGTGTAGCGATTCTTGAGCACCCTGAGTGTGGTCGTATTGCGTACTTCTTCATCATCATGCTGCTGATCCCTCTCAAGACCCAGTACAATGTCCGACAACTGAGCGATGGCCTGTGACCCTCTGAGTTCAGACAATGAGATCTTGCCTCCGTCCTCATGAGCCTGACCGCTGCTGCGTTTAAGATGACTGACTAAGAATAGACCTACGCCTAACTCCTGAACCAAAGTCCTGAGTTTTGTCATGATTGCGTCTATGTTCTTGCGCTCGTCACCGCCTTCCTGACTGCTCACTACGATGGATAAATGGTCTAAAATGATCCACCTACAGTCCATAGCTTTAGCTAAGTATCGGATTTGTGACATCAAGGTGTCCTCACCCGTAGACCCCCAGTGGTCCAGCATGAAGAATCTGTTAGACCCTAACGTGCTGTCCCAGTAAGGCTTGAAGCTGAGTGTGTCTGCGTCTTCATCTAAATGTAGTGGCTTGTTAGCCGCCATTGACATAAGCCCTAGCGTAGTGCGGGACAAGGACTCCTCAAGGGCTAGGATGCCTATGTTGTCCTCCGTAGCGTTGAACAGGAAGTATTCAACCTCCTTGACAAGCTGAGACTTACCCATGCCACTACCTGAGGTGATGGTGACAAGCTCAAAGGGTCTGACACCCTTGACAAGCTCGTTAAGACCTGACCACGGATACGGTATGGACTTAACCTTGCGTGAGTTAATGAGATGATCCCAAGTCTCAGAGCCAGCGACAATGCCGTCCGGTCTGTGTACTTTAGAGTCCCACCATGCCGCAGTGAAGTCTCGGATCTTGTTAGCCACAAGC